TCGCTCCGGAGTTTCCCGAGATTCCGCTTACGAGGATGGAGGCGGGTAACGGCACCAAGGACCTCACCCGGTCCCCTCTTAAGGCCCCCGAGGGCGCTAGGGGCACCGTCCGGACGGAGAAGGCCAAGGTCATTGAGTTTGAAACGGCGGGGGAGGCCGAGCAGGTTGCGGCGGCGCTGGAAAGCTTTGAGCAACAGGCCGCTAACGCCAGCAGAATGACGGACGAACAGTTCACCGAATGGCGGACTAGGACGGGCGAGATTGAGGAGGCTCTCCGGAGCGGCGACCGGCAGGTGTTGGACGCCGCCATGGAGAACACCAACATCAATCTGAACCACATATACCGGAGTTCGGACTCCAAGGTAGCAATCCTCGCTATGGCAGAGGATATCAACCTTCCCCCATCCGTCACCCGGGCGCAGACACGGCAGTTGGCCCGTACCGTGTTCCCCGACCTGACCGAGGAACAGGCCGTCAAGGCCGCCGAAGAGTACTTCGGGTCCACGGTGGACCTGCCCCAGAGGATCATCGCCCTTCGCGGCATGCTCAACTCCATGGGGAACCGAGTGCTGGAGTTGTCGCGCCTCGCGGAGCGGACCACAGGGGTAGCCCATAAGCTCAACATGGAGCGCCTCGGGGCGGCCATGGAGAACATGCTGGACATGCAGTATGCCATGCAGGGCAATGCCTCCAACGCAGGGCGGCTACTCGACAGCTTCAACATGAACGTTGGCGCCCGGGCCATGTCGGCCGACGCCAAGGCCGCACAGGAGGCTTTAGATAAGGTCCTAGCGGCCCGCGGCGTGGTGGATCAGGCTAAGGTACAGGGCGACCAAGCCGCGATCTTAGCCGCCAAGGAACAACTCGAACAGGTCACCGCCGAGGTGGCCGCAAACCCGAAGCTCCAAGAGATCCTTGGGGACGAGGTATCTGCCCGCCTCAACCGGGGCAGGGTAGAAGCCGGTGTGGACGCCGGATCATTGCCACCAAGAAAGCCCGGCGAGGTGCCGGAGCAGGCGGCGGCGGAGGCGGTGGACGTAGGACCTGCCACGGCCGATGAGCTTGCCGCCGAAATGCGCAAGGTTATCGACGCGGAGGCCGAGAGGTTCAAGGTGGCGGCCGAGCTAGAGGGCCTAGAGGGTCCGTTCGCCCCGGGCGACAGGGTGTCCCTCATTGGCAAGACGCAGGAAGAGATATTGGACATGGCCCGCATTCTCCGCCTATCTGGCGGGGACCCGTGGGAAACCCTTAAGCTAATGACCATTCCTTCCTCACAGACCTTCCGCCGGCTCGGGATTAATTCCCCCGGTGCTTCCTACCTTAAGGAAATGTGGGAGGATCCTGCTGTCTCGACGGCGGATAAGGTGTGGAGAACAATCCACGGCCTTCGGGCAAACGCTATGCTTTCCCACCCGGCCACGCAGGCAGTCAACCTAGGGAATAACCTTGGGGTATCCACACAGGTACCCCTAGAGCATATCCTAGGTGGTATGGGCCGGTTGGATCCTAGCGATGTACGCTTCGGGCTTGATATGTTCAGGGGCCAATGGCGTGCTAGAAGCAACGCGTGGAAGATGGCCGTCCGCACCCTAGAGTCGGGGGAGTCCGTCCTCGTGCCTAGAGGGCCGGGCAAGTTCGACCAGAACCTCCGGTCGCTCAAGGATGTATTCAACGGCGGATCAGCGGCCGGCGCGGCGGAAGCCGTATTAACGTCCCCCGGCCGAGCCCTGTTGGGCGGCGATGAGTTCTTTATGCACTTTAACTACGACTCCTTCGCCTACGCACAGATTCGCGCAGAGGCTCGTGCGGCCAACGTGCCTAGCGACCTCGTGGAAGAGTGGGTGGATCGGCATATGAGGCTTATCCGCAACTCGGACGGAGAGGGAGTCCTGACGAATGCCCGCGAGTTTGCCCAAAGGAACACCTTTAAAGAAGAGCTAGGTCCTAAGGGTAAGGCCGTCGAGGCCCTTTTCAACGAGAGCGAGGGAATGAAGGCGATGCACCCGTTCCGCCGCGTGCTAATGAACATTGGTAAGTGGCATTGGAACCGAGTCCCGGGCCTCAACCTTCTTCAGAAGAATTATCGTGAGGCACTAATGGGAGGAAAGGGTGCCCTCGCACAGAAAACTGCACTCGATCAGATGCAATGGGGAATGATGGTCCACACCACCGGGCTTGCCATGGCGGCATCCGGCCACCTCACAGGTGGAGGGCCTACAGAGCCTTCGGCGCGGGCCGAGTGGATGGGCACGGGGCACAAGCCTTACACCCTCACCATTCCCGGTTCGGACGTTTCTATCAGCCTGCAGAAAATGACTCCGATTGCGCTTCCCCTCATGCTCGTTGCGGATCTTTGGGAAGTGAGTGGAGACGCCGATACTGATACATACCAAGAGTTAGTGGTCGGCTCAATGCTGGCTACAGCCAACAACCTGCAGGAGTCCGTATTCTTTGGGGACATGTCGAGGTGGATGTATGCCATCACCACGCATAATGTACAGGCCGTAACGAACCTGCTCAACAGAACGGCCGCCTCCGCCATCCCAGCCGTTGCCCGGGGATCCGACCCGTATTACCGCGAGGCTCGGACCCTGCTGGACGAGGTGAAGTCCAAACTATGGTGGGCGCAGGGGGATGTGGAGCCCCTTCGTAACTCCTTTGGGGAGCCCGTGCGGCGACCCGGTGGAGTCCTACAGCGGGGATTCAACCCCATGACCGTGACGTTCGGAGAGGATCCGACCAGCGAGCTTGGGCGCGAGTTGTACCGTGTGGGATCCAATATGTCCAACCCCTCCCCCACGAAGTCGTATGGGGAAGGGGAGAACAGGATCAGCCTCGACCTCCGTGAGCGCGGCCGTTGGGCCAACGAGGGCGAGGGCCGTAACCCCACGCAGTCCCCCTACGACAGGTGGCTTGAGCTTCTAGCCACCCAGAGGGTTGGGACTCGTACCTATAAGGAGCGGCTAGTCCGAGCCACCACGCAGGACAGGTGGGCGGAGTTGGATGATGCCGCCAAGGCCATGCAGGCCGAAGCGATTCGTGATACACACCTTAGCGCGGCATGGGCTAGGGTGCGGCAGGAGTACCCGAGCCTCGACGCCGAGTTAAGGTTCTCGCGGACGCAGGCGGGACTGAAGGAAGTAACATCAGATCCGGACGCCCTCAATCTCAACCGAGAGCTACAGGGCTTCGACGAGCGTAGCGGGCTGGACCGGCTACGAGAGAACCTTAATAGGGAATAAGACAGATGACCGGGGGTCCACTTAGGGGCTCCCGGTCCAACCGTATACTACCAACCGGAACCCCGAAATGAACGAGGATAAGATGGAAGCTGATCTCGGGAGATCCCTAGGTAGGATCGAAGGGAAAGTGGACATGCTTCTTGTTTTAGTTCGGGATGCCGATCAAAAGGTGATCGTTCTCGAAGGGCGAGTGAGGCATAACGAAAGCTGGCGAAACCGGATGATGGGTATGGCTACGGTCGTATCTACAGGCACGACGCTCGCAGTAACTTTCCTCCTTCGATTCCTAGGGTAACCCCATGAAAACCGATAAAGAAGTTCAGAATGATATAGCCGCCAAGCTTCAGACGAAGTTACTGCGGCGTTGGCTCGACCTGCTAGAGGAAGGCGAGCTTTCACCAACCGATGCCCGCACCTTGAGCCAGTTCCTCCGCGACAACGGGTGGACGCTGGATCTTGAGGAGGCGGACGGTGGGATGAAGGACAAACTCACGCGCAAGATCGACCCGGCCGACATACCGGCCATCAGGGCTGTTAAGTAACAGGAGGCATAATGGCTTCGTTCAATCTGGAGAGGCACTTGGAAGAGGTACGAGAGGCGGGGCTCGACAGCTTCCCGGTGTTCCTCACGCACTTGTGGCACTACCTGTCCCTTCCAGATCCGACCAATGCGCAGTATGATATCGCCAACTACCTGCAGAATGGGCCTAGACGGCGGATGGTCCAAGCCTTCCGAGGTGTTGGGAAGTCGTGGATCACCGTGGCCTACGCCTGCTGGCGAGCATTGCTGGATCCGGAAATCAAGATCATGGTGGTGTCCGCCGGTGGCGACATTGCTAACGACATTGCCTCCTTTGCCCACACGATCATCATGGAGTGGAACGTGATGGAAGTGCTCCGCCCCGGCCCGAAGGATAAGTCCTCGGCCGTCCACTTCGACTTCGGCCCCGCTCGGCCCTCTAAGGATGCCTCGCTGAAGTCTGTCGGTATCACCGGCCAGATTACCTCAAGCCGTGCGGACCTCATCATCGTGGACGATGTGGAGATCCCCAAGAATAGCTACACGCACCTCATGCGGGAGCGCCTCGCTCACCTCGTGAAGGAATTCGACGCTGTTCTCCGGCCCAGCGGTGAGATTATCTACCTCGGAACCCCGCAGGTAGAGGAAACGCTGTACAACAAGTTACTCACAAGGGGCTACGAGCGTCTTGTGTGGCCCGCAGAGGTACCCGAGCACCCCGAGAGGTACCGTGGGGACCTCGCACCCCTCCCCACCTCTCTCGTGGCCGCTGGGGTAACCCACGGAACGCCTACTGACCCCGGCAGGTTCGACGAGCAGGACCTCTTCGAGCGTAAGTTGTCCTATGGGCAGGCCGGATTCGCCTTGCAGTACATGCTGGACACTACGTCCGACGCGGCCGAGAAGCACCCACTTAAGACCCACAACCTAATCCTCTTCGACTGCGACCGGGAGACCGCGCCAGTGCAGATGGCGTGGGGTAAGGACCGGAAGCTGGTGGTGGAAGGGCTCCCCTCGGGGGGATTCGACGGCGACTTCTATGTACGCCCGGCCTACTCCTCCGACGAACGCGCCGGGTACCAAGGGGTCGCTACCTTCATCGACCCTTCGGGGCAGGGGAAGGATGAGACCTCGTGGGCACACGTTGGGCTCGCCCACGGCATGCTCTACCTGCTAGAGGTGGACGGCCGGCAGGACGGGTACGGCGAGGAAACCCTACAGGCCATCGCCGCCTCCATGCTACGCTGGGGGTCCACCCGCTGGGTGGCCGAGGAAAACTATGGGGGCGGTATGTTCGTCAACCTCCTCAAGCCGGCGCTCACCAAGGCCGGCGTGCAGGCCCGCTACGACGATGAGTACAACGGCTGGGCGACCGGCCAGAAGGAGCGGCGTATCTGCAACGTACTGGAGCCGCTTACGCAGTCGCACCGGCTGGTAGTGAACCGCTCCGTGATTGAGGCGGACCTTAAGGTGCAGGAGCGGGACTACAAGCACTCCCTGATCTTCCAGTACACCCGCATGAGCCGGGATAGGGGGGCTCTGGCCCACGAGGACCGCGTGGAGGCAGTCGCAGGGGCTTGCTCCTACTGGGAAGAGTACATGGTCAAGGACGTAGAGCAGTCCGAGGAAGCTCACCAAGAGCGCATGCTCGACCAAGAGATAGCAAAGTTCCTTCGTGAGCAGGGGGTGACCGGGGGGCACAACTGGCGCAACGACAGACGGGTAGGCCGAAGGGCTGGACCTAAACATTACCTACAAGGGAGGCCCCATGGCCAATAAAATGCCGCCGACCCACAAGCGGGACCTGTACTACCCACCTAGGCCGTCCGAGGTTGCGGCGGCCACGGCCCTCAACTCGCTGACCGATGTAATCGTATCCGGCCTAGCCGACGGCGACTTCTTTGCCTACGACAGCGCGGCCGGCCGCTGGGTTAACCGCCAGTTTGCCGCAGGGGATATCACGGTAGGCATGGTAACCCAACACGAGGGGTCCCTAACGATCACCGAGTCGCAGGTCAGCGACCTCGGATCATATTCCGTCGTGGGCCACACCCACTCTGAATTTCTCGTGGCCGCGGATAACGAGACAATAACCGGAGATTGGACGTTCGAGGGAACACCGACCATCGGCTACCCGGCCGGAGGTGATGGGACCCTCTACTTTAACGCTGAAACTGGGACTGATACGGCCGTATCAATCCTACAGGTGGCAGGTACTAGCCGGTGGACGGTGGGTAAGCAGGGCTCCACCGAGAGCGGTAGCGATGTCGGTTCTGACTATAGCATTGCCGGCCACAGGGACAACGGCGGCCTCATAGGATACTACCTCACGATTGAGAGGGCCACCGGGGATGTAGCCATGCCTCTCGGCACTCTAGCGTGGGGCGGCGGCTCTGCTATCAGTAGCTCCGATGCTGTGCTGTCCACCTCCACGCCCTTGTCGTCCATGGGAGACGTTACTATCTCCTACATCGCCTCAGGTGAAGTGCTAAAGTGGAACGGTTCCGCGTGGATTAACAACACGCTGGCCCAAGCTGGGATCTCTGCAACGGGACACTCGCATACCGAGTCCGACATAAGCAACCTCGGGCCATACGCACAGTCAAACAGCGCCGCCACCGTTTCCGGCAGCTGGTTTTTCACCGGCACTCCCGAGTTCTCCGGTACCCCCACGTTCACCAACCCTTCAGAAGCACTCACTCTTGAAAGTGTGTTCCCCAGCCTAGTCTGGAGCCAGACGGACGGGGACGACTACAGGATCTATGTGACTGGCGAGAGTATGGTGCTTCAAGGACAGAGTGATGCAACCCCTAGCTTTCAGTTTCGAGACATTAGTGCCGCGCTAGTCGGGATAACGGACGGGGGGATGTATATTGACACGAATTCTGACCTAGACAGTAAAGGAGACTCAGGCCACCGGATGTGGTACGGCCCTGCTTTCAACGTAGACTACACTATCACAGGCACTATAGCTATTAGGGTGCCCGATGGTTCTAACCACATGCGTGCTATGCGCGTGACTATCTACGACTACGCGTCGA